GAAACGGTTGCCGTCTATATCCCTTATACCGACGATGAATTGCAAAAAAGGGCGGCGGAAAAGAAAATCAAAGAATTAAAGCGCAATCTATCGGAAACAGACTACAAAGCGATAAAATACGCGGAAGGTTTTATAACCGCGGAAGAATACGCGGAAACAAAAGCACAACGCCAAAAATGGCGCGATGAAATCAACGCGCTTGAATGTCTTTTATAAAAAACGGAGGTAAAATAAATGGCAAAATTAAAAATCATTGACGGAGGAAAAACATTTTACGATGTCAAGACGGACAAATTGTTGCTCGGCGATCGATACGCAAGCGACGTTCCCGCATTGTCGGTCGATATTCCCACCGCCGAACAAAAAAGCGTGTGTATTGCCGTTGTGACGCGATACAACGTCATCGTCGATTTGATCGTCGTCGACAATGACACGGCGGCGGTCGATGTCAAGACCAACGTAACGCAATACGATCATGTCATGGTCGGGTTTAACTTTATCCGCCCCGACGGATCGGTGCGAAATACACGCCCGACAAAATACTATTTTTCGCCCGCAACAAAACCCGAAGGTTTTTCGCCCGCCACGCCCGCAAAAAAGACGCTTGCGGCAGATTTGAACGCAACAGGAAAAGTTGTCGCAAGTTTGTCCGATGACGATGTTTTGACGGTGAAAACGATCGATAATCGTTTTGTTGCGTCCGTCGATTTTCAAAAATTTATTTCCGAACTCGCGGAAATCATCGCCGAGCGCGAGGAAGAAAAGGAAACCGACGTCGAGGAATTGTTGAACATAATCGGCACAAAAGCAGATAAAACCGAAATCGAAAAAAAGGAAAATCAAAGCAACAAAGTCGAGGCGTTTGACGAGGAAAAATATGCAAAATATACCGATGAACAAAAACGGCGTTTATTTTTGTCGATCAATGCGATTGACGGGTACGCCGAACACGAACTCATACGCCTAAAAGACATCGACAAATATTACGCCGCACTACTCGACGACACAAACACTTCCCGCGTTTTTAAAGGGTGGTATGGACTTGTCAAAGACAGCGGATTGACAAAGTACGAGATCCTCGAAAAATTTTTTGCGATGTGCGCGTATGAAAATAATGATGTGCAAACCGTTCGTTTTTTCTCCGAGTCGGTGAGTAGCGAAGATCGCGGAACGCCGCTCGATTGGTTGGCGACACACAAGGCGCAATACTTCGCGACGGACGCGGGGATCGTCGAAAACGGGAACAAATGGCAAGACGGCACGGGAACAAACAGAACGGACGGCGAGGATTGGGCGTCCGAAAATAGACAAACATGGTATATCCGCGCAAATGCAATTCCGAACGCAAGCGGAAATGTCGACGTGATCGCGATCGAAGATGTTGACGACACGTTCGACGCAACGGGTGAAATTGCGCCCGTCTATGTATTTCAACTTTCGCCGTATTTCAAGGAATACGATGACAACGGATACGAGTATAATTCGTGGCGTGCAAACCCCGCGGAGGGATATGACGTATTCGGCGACAATAAAAATTTAGACGGATCGCGCCGTTATGCAACTTGGCACCCATTTTCGGGCGGCGCATTAACGACGGTGGGCGGGAAATTGACGTCGGGCGTTGGGCGGAGAATTTTGAATTATACATCGGCGCAAAACGGAAACACGGCGGCGAGAAAATGGAACGCATACACGGCGGTCGGCGCGGACGCAAATGCGAAATGGGCATTTTACGAGTTTAGGCGGCGGCATTTTAACAAAGAAAATTCGGGAATAGCGGAAGGTTGTTTGAATTACAACTATCAATACATTGTGGCGCATACGGAAACGGGCGCAACGCGTGTACTTGTGACGTCCGCACAAGCGGCAAATTTCATTGTCGGAAGTAATGTTATTGTCGGCGACACGTCGGCAACGTCCACGCCCGATCGCGGATCGTCGGCGGCATACAATTTGTCAAAACATTCCGTCAAAATTTTGTCGAAAGAAGTTGTATCGGTCGATGACACGGAATACACGGCATTAAATTTACAGCTCGACGCCGCGATCACAACAACGAGTACGACGTGGGTATCGACTATGCCTTGGGATACGGGAGAAACGGAAAAAATACCCGCGCATTTAGACGGATCGCCCGTGTCGTTGACAAACGGAAAATATCCTTTGCGTGTTGCGGGCATGGAAGTATTGATCGGATCATATTTCATCGGACTTGACGTTTTATACAACGTCACGGCGAACAGCGGCGGCGGATATAATTATACCGTCTATGAGTGCAAAAACGCGTCTAAAATCGCAAGCTCCATAACGAGCGACTATGTAAATACAAACATTACTCTTTCGGGGGTTGCGTCGGGTTGGAATTGGGTGAAATCGTTTGTAAAAACATCGAAACCCGTTTTATTCCCCGAAAAATTCGGCGGATCGTCGGCGGGATACCTCAAATCCGCCTTCCTTGGCTCGCACTCCGCGGGGGTGCGTTGCCCGTGGCGTTTTGGTCACGTGTACAACGGCGACTCTGGCGGACTCACTTGCGAGTTCGCGTACGTTGCGCCTTCGGCGTCGTTTTGGTACGGTGCGCCGTGGCTTATTGGCGCGGAAAACACGCGGGGTGAATAAACGGGCATAGCCCGTTTAGAGGGGGAAAGTCCCCCTCGAATAAAACAAAACAACAAAAAACATAAAGGGTGTTAAGGTGTGGCACAACCGCCTTCAATGGCACGAACTCCGCGGGGGTGCGTTGCCCGTGGCGTTTTGGTAACGTGAACAACGGCGACAATGGCGGACTCACTTACGAGAACGCGAACAATGCGCCTTCGACGTCGAATTGGAACGGTGCGCCGTGGATTATTGATTTTATTGATTGATCGTTAAAGATCGAAACGCTTTGACACCCTTGCCGAAAGGCTAAAATCAAGTATAGCCGCAAACCCCGTCAAACGGGTGGTTGTATCCGTGGGGTACAATCGGGATTGGTAGTAATATTCCGTGCGCTGTTTTTAAGCGTCGCGGTAAACCGAAAATCCTTTGTCTAAAAAAATCAATAAGCACGAAGATGAAACAAAGATACGAAGAATTGACAGAGGAATTATGTTTTACAGCCGTCAAAGACTGTTTTGCTAAAAAATGGACGCGCAACGACGTTTCGTGCGTCATTGAAGAATATGCGGGCGTTTCGCGCCGACAAATAAAAACAGAAATTTTGAACGGTGGGACAAAACTTAAAACCGAGGCAATCAAAAATATCGGATACGAAATTTTCAATCGCTTAAATCGGCTTATGGCGGGCGATGAAGCCGCCCTCGATCTTGACGAAGTACAATTCCGATACGTTCCCGACGGAATGAACGGAAAAATACGCAAGATCGCATATTGTTGTATTTTTCATCAAATATTCGGTCATCTCGTTATTCTCGGATTAAAACCATTACTTAAAGCAAAAATTTTACCGTCGCAATTCGCAAGTATACCGAACAAAGGACAAACAGGATTAAAAAATTTTGTAATGCGCAAATTGCGAAAGAATAAATTAAATATCCGATACGGCAAAAAGACGGACGTTGTACACGCATACGAAAGCACAAAATACGAAATCGTTATAAAAATCATCGAAAAGGAAATCCCGTCGGCGCATTGGATCATCAAACTTTTGACGGCACTTGCGAAAATGTCGCCCGAAGGTTGTTTGATTATCGGAGGATATTCCGACGCGTGGTTGTTTAATTTTTTGATGTCGTATGTTTTGCGGCACGCGAAGGAACAGCACAAAGAAAAACGCGGGAAGAAAACATATCTCATCGCGGAAATTGTTTCATTTATGGACGACTTCGGTTACTTCGGAAGCCGAGAGGCGGACGTAAAACGAGATATAACGGCGGTAAATAAATTTTTGGCAACCGCCGAATTGCGACTAAAACACGGTAACGAAACGCAATTTTTATCCATAAAAGAAGAAAAGAAGCGACGAAAAGAACACAGACCGTCAAAACGGGCGTGTCCGTATATTGATATAGGCGGCTATCAAATGCACCACGGATACGTCACCATACGCAAGAAAATATTTATACGTCGCCGCCGTCAATTTTTAAGGGCAGCAAAGGAATGCGAAGAAACGAAAACGATTTGCCTAAAACGGGCGTATGCAATCGTTTCGGGCTATGGATATTTTGTAAATTCAAATTCAAAGATGATCCGCAAAAAATTAAACGTCGATTTTTTACATACGGTCGCGCGGCACGTCGTTTCATTTTTCGCGAAATTAAAAAACCAAAAATTAAAGGAGGCAAAATCATGAAAAAATGCGAACAAAACACGCGTCCTTCGATTGTCGAAATTGAAAATTTACCCGACAAAAGAAAACGCGTAAAAATGCACAAAAACACGATCGAGGAAGAAAGAACGGACGAACAGGGACAAACCTATACCGTTTTTGTTTCCGATGAGAGCGAATTTACCACGGCGGATAATGTAACGGTTGGCGTTGTGGCGGACAACTTCGAGGATTATTGGAGTTATAGTGAATACGGCGAGAACACGTCGGAACGTTACAAAACGCTTGTATCCACATTTATTCGCGAAAAATACACGCAAGATGACGTCGAAGCGATCGACAACAATTATTTGTCCGATCCCGAAAATGAAACCTACAAAAACGAATTTAGCGAATTGCAAACGTATCGTGCGGAATGTAAAAAACGCGCGAAGGAGGAGATTGAAAAATGAATTTTTTTAATTGGCTCGGCAAAGTAATATTTGTTTTAATGTTGACGTTTTCTGCATTGGTTATCGCCGCCGTGCTGTTTCCGTCAAATTTTATTACCCTCATAACGTTTTTATTGGGGGTTGCGGGATAAACCGCAAAAGGCATTGTGCAAACTCGGATCGCGGGAATGATGTACGCGTTTTTGCGATCCGACTTGCAAAATAAAAAATCGCAAGGAGGCAAAAAAATGACCGTATTGGAAACCTTAGAACTCGCCGTAACATCGTTGAAGTCCAAACGCGACGCCGTTTATAACGAAGAATTGTCGCGCGCAAAAGCGGAACATAACGCGGAACTCAACGAATTTATAGCAACCAAAGAAGCGGAACTCGCCGACGCTAAAAAGAAGCTTGAAGCCGCTTTCGATGACGACGTAAAAACCAAAACCGACAAAATAAACGCAATCGCGGAGTCGGAGGCAGAAGTAGCCGTCTATACCCTCGATCAAACGATCAAGAATATAGACGACAACATCACAAAACTCAAAGCATAGGAGGCAAAAAAGATGACATGGGATAATATTTATAATTACCTTTTCGTCGAAATGTCCGCATTACATTGTCCGAAGGCATTTATAATTCTCGCGGTAATATTTATTATTGCCGTAACGGAAGTCGTTAAATACCCGATCAAGAAATTCGCGACAAGCAAAATTCAAAACGATGTTATCCGCAAAAAAGTAAATTCCGCATTTGTGATTATACCCGTTGTACTTGGCGTTTTGGTATCGTACATATATCATTGCGCTTTCGGTTGGGGTTTTTCGCATTACGCGGGCGGCACGTTTGGCTTAATCGCGGCAATTTCCTACGAGGTAATTGTTCGTCTTTTAGCGCGGGCAAAGGCGGGCGAAAGCATAACGGGAGATGTTATAGCGGAAGATGTGGCGAATAGCACGGAAGCGGTGACGAGCGATGTTTTAGAAACGCTATCAACGGCGGCGCAAGCAGTTAAAGGCGTTACGCAAGTAGTTAAAGCCGTCGGGAACATATCGACAAACATTGTCAACGCAACGGACACCAAAAACGAACAGCAATCCGACACAACTTCCACCGCCACAACAGACACGTCGGGCGGAAAGTTGGAAGAAGTAATCAACAAACTAACCGTCAAATAAAAAATAAAGTGCAATCCGTTCGGGTTGCACTTTTTATTGATCGCTTAGCGCGATTGTTTTAATATTATGCCGTGTTTGCTTTCCCCGTTATATACAATGGGGCGGTCGTTCACACAACCCATAGAACACGCAAAATTGTCAAAGTA